AGCATCCTGTTTCGTGATCGTGATGGCGTGATGATTACCTGTACCGTGAATGGTGAAACCATCCGCCGTCGCTTAGGTCATGATATGCAGGGATGGTTCCCAGAGAATAGGAGAAGGCACGGGCCTGATTACTGGTTGGAAGCCAAACGTGATTAACTGATGGCGAAGATAGACCCGACCCAGATACAGAAGAATATCAGACGTTCGATGCACCGAGCGGTTCTAACTGATGACTTGCGAGTGGCGGCACGATGCGTGGTGCTGCAAACTGCCATAGATACCTTCTGCACTCGATGCCAGTATGGGGAAGATGGGATTATGGCCATCACACGCCGCATCAAGTCGTGTGTAAATATAGAGTGTCCATTGTATCCAGTGAGGACAGGAACCAAGGGAACGCAAACACTATCAACGATGGCTAATCTGCATATTGAAACCAAGAATTTTGGGAAACCAAAACTAGTGGGATGGACACAGGAAGAGGAAATGGATCTGCTAGAACGAAAGAATCGCAAACAGACCATTAAACGTATCGCGCTGGAAACGAATCGTACCAGAAACGATGTCATAGATCGTCTTGATTTACTAAAACGTGCTATCAATAGAAATAGGGTTCTTGTTGATGATAAAACCACTTAATGATTGGCGTGTTATAATGGACAGGCCAGGAAAGGCGCATCTTTGGTGGCCATTGATGTGTGGGTTTTGGAAATCAAAGTGTGGAAAAGCGAAGACGCTGGATATATCTGTGACGACACATCCTGCTCATTTTGAAAATGGATTGACATCGAAGTGTAAGAACTGTATCAATTATGAGGTTCGGAGAACACGGAGAAAATGACTTGAACAAAGCACGAATGGTTGAATTGTTGGAAATCGCACATCCTGATGCGAAAGTATCGTTTGAAAGGTTATTAGAATCAGAGTTTTTTGCTCTATTTCCAGGGATACTACTACCACTAGCCAGTGTATCCACGCTTGGATTCCGCATCTTTGATGAACGTTCTACTGATGCAGAACTTATTATCAAATATGAGAATCTATATGGGAACAGGACATTGCAGGATGCAATTCAATATCGAGGACGAGGCATCTTCCATAATAACTTCGTTGGAAAGGATAATTATAGAGTTTGTGGAGAAGTGATAGGTGTTGACCTTGTGAATAACGCAGAATTGGCATCATCCAACTGGGACGTGATGGTTAGGGTTGCGGATTGGCAGCTAGAGAATGTCATTGTTTCTAGTAACATTTACGGTGGTCCAAACATTGCGCTTGCACTAGGGCTTAAAGGAGTCACCTGTTTTAAAACCATTCGGCGTGGTGATGGACAATCATCGACATTATTGAGTTATTGGGTACGGAAATGGCTACAAAAAACAGAATAAATACGTTAAGTGGTAATGATGTCCTTGATCATGCGACGCTCATGCGTTATGTTTCTCTGGAGTCTGGAGTTCCTGTTGAAACCGTGCATCGTGTGCTGGAGTCGTTATGGGCATCGGTTCGTAAGAACCTGATTTTAGGATATAAGGTTAAAGTCAATGGGCTTGGAACCTTTCATAGAATGCAACGTTACAGTCAGACCTTTGATCGGTCGAAGGCTGGAACAGGTTGTGTGAAGACCGTCGTTTCATTGAGTAGCGAGATGAGGCAGGATCGAGTTGAGCGTATTGAGTGATCGTCCAACGCTGCGTGATATTGTTCAATCGGCGCGATCTCTGGAGATCATCGAAGAGGATGGTCGTGTTCTGCGATGCGATATGGATTTGGTTGAGCGCATGGCGGCTCAGGGGATGACTGTTGGACAAATAGCGGCATTGCTAGGAGTGTCACGCAGCGAATTGCGTAATCGCAAGGCGATGGCGGATCAGTTGGCGGATGCTGTAGAGCGTGGGAAGTCTATCGGAATCGGGAAAGTTTCAGAGAAGTTGTTGGAGCAGGCGGCTGGAGGAAATACCATCGCCGCCATCTTCTATCTAAAAGCCGTAGCAGGATGGCGTGAAGCAGACAAGAGACCACCTGAAGATTTAGATGGAAATAGCGCAGGCGTAAAAATATATCTACCTGAGAAGGATATTGATCAAGATGAGTAACTATATTATATACAAGAAAGCGTTAAAGGAAAAGAAACAGAATCTATTTGATCTTAAGCGGGTTGAGTTTAATACTAAATATGCGAAGGAATGTTTTTATTGTGGAAAGATCATTATGGGCCATCGGTATTTTGGGCGCATTTGGATCATTGAGCAGGATGAGGATGGAAATAACACAATACATAATTGTGATGAATATATTAACGCAACACCAGAGAAACACGCAGAAGCGAACAGAAAGAAAAGCCTTCGCCGTTCTGGAGTTATTGAATTAAGAATAGAGATGACTATCAAGAAGCAATATGGTGAGGATCGCTTGCGCGGATTATTTTCATGAGATTGATGCCTCAACCCAAGCAGGAAAAGTTCCTGCGGTCTAGTGCGGATATTGCGATATTCGGAGGAAGTGCGTTTGGAGGAAAAGGGCTTAGAAATCAAACACTTATACCAACTCCATCTGGATGGGTTATCCTAGCAGACATTCAGGATGGAGACAAGGTGTTTGATGAAAATGGTGATGTTCGCACGGTCATCAAAGCCCATGATCCATATATGCCAGAAGTGGCCTATCGTCTAACCTTCGATGATGGGTCAACGGCTGAGATTTGCTCTGAACACTATTGGGTTACGTTTCAACCGCAAGATTTATCTAATAAGTTTTGTACTCATAATGAGTGGATTCAGCATACTCGTAGCACTCAAGAGATAGCAGATACTCTGCTGACTGATGATGGCAAGCCGAATCATGTGATTTGGTTATGTGATACGCGCTATAATCCATATAATCACATTCTTCCTGTTCGTATAGGAAGATGGATTTACATCACCGCCTGCGAGCGCATCGAACCAGTGATGATGCGTTGCCTGACCGTTGACTCCCCGTCACGTCTTTACCTTGCTGGCCCATCAGCGATTCCGACGCACAACACCTTCGCTTTATTGATGGAGTGTTCTCGTTATAGTGAACATGGAAACTTTGGTGCAGTCATCTTCCGGCGTGAATCGAAGCAGGTAGACAATGAAGGTGGATTGAGGGATACCGCGCTTCAGTTGTATGCCGGGCTTGCGGAATATCGCAGTCAGCCACAAAAACAGTTCATATTTCCATCTGGGTATCGGGTGTCGTTGGCGCACCTGAATCAGGATACCGATGTGGTGAGTTGGCATGGGTCTCAGATCGGGCTACTCTGCTTCGATGAGTTGACCACCTTCACGGAATCCATGTTCTTCTATATGATGTCGCGTAATCGCAGCACATCGGGTATCAAACCTCAATGTCGTTGTACCTGCAATCCTGACTCGGATAGTTGGGTGGCAAAATTCATTGACTGGTGGATTGATCAAGAAAGTGGGTTCCCAATCCAGGAGCGTTCTGGCTCCATCCGCTATCTGCTGCGCCGGACGAATTCAGATGGCGTTTTCGGGTTGAATTGGGCCAGTTCACGTGATGTGTTACTATCTGACTTGGGTTTTGGCAAGCCGAGTGAATCTGCATTAGCAGATGCTAAAATCAGGCATCAGAGATTCATAGAGAACGGACAGTCTCCGATGGATGGTACTGAGGAAATGGCTTACTTACTGGAACGGCAAGCCATCAAATCAGTGACGTTTATCCCGGCGACCATCTACGACAACCCCATTGGAATGGGCGCCGATCCCAGTTACATCGCCAATCTGAAGGCACAGAATCCTGTAGACAGGGCGCGGCTACTTGATGGAAACTGGAAGGTCAGGCCAGCAGCAGGTTCCTACTTCCCAGATCATCGGGCAGTCATCATTGATGAAATTCCGAAGGATGTCACGGTTTGGGTGCGGTCGTGGGACTTAGCGGCTACCGAACCGAGTGAATCAGAACAAGACCCGGATTATACAGTCGGAGCACTCATCGGTCGGCGTCCTAATGGAACTATCGTGGTGGCCGATGTGATGCGTTTTCGCAAGAGTGCCAACATGGTTCGTGAGATGGTCAAGGCAACGGCCATTCGTGATGGGAAGAATGTACTCATCTATATCCCCACTGATCCAGGACAAGCTGGACGTTATCAAATTTCATCCTATCGAGAGTGGTTGGGAGATTTTACGGTCATCAGCAAAGTCATCACGAAGAATAAGGTGGCGATGGCTGAACCCGCAGCAGCCATGTGGCAGAATAAGTTGATTCACCTGGTGCGTGGAGAATGGAATGTTCAATTCATCAAGGAATTGGATTTATTCGATACCGGAAGGTATGATGACCAAGTGGATGCTTTAACGGGAGGAGTCAGTGTACTTCCACAATCCGCACCTGAGTACAACATCTATACGAGAAAATAACATGACCGCTCTCTCAAATTCCATCGTTTCACTTAGTCGAGTGATGGTATCGTGTTGAGGGGCAAAGAGCGGTCAAATTTTTAATGCTGGTCAATGCTAGACAATGCTTGTTTAATGCTATTCAATGCTGGTCAGCAATGCTATTCAATGCTGGCCAGCATTGACAAATGCTGGTCAATGCTACAAGTGATAACTTTGTAAGGCGACAACGATGGAAAGTTTAGACATTTACGACTCGGCATTACTTAAGCCGAAGTCCAAGGCGCTCCTCCAGTCTGAGGTTGCCATTTCAAAGTTGATGGACTACTTCTTTCTGATGGCCGATTCTGACGATCTGTTGGCAAAAGCCGGAATCGAAAGGTATCGTCTACGTTCGCTGCTTCTCGATGATGAAGTGCTGCAATGCGTAGAGACCCGCGAGGACGCCATTCAGGCCACGCGCTGGCGCATTGAACCCAACAGTACCCGTGCTGGAAGGTGGCTCTCTGCGGCTCTGGAAGACCATGTAGACGGGATGCTACGTGGATTCATGGAAGCCGTATGGTATGGCTACTCCGTGCAAGAAATCGTTTATCAGCAGATTGGTAAATACATTGGCATCAATCGGTGTTCTGTCAAGCCGATGCAATGGTTTACACTAAAGACTGATGGTGAAGTCTGGTTCAATGCAGAGGATGGCAAGAGTGTACAATGTGATCCCATCAAGTTCATGGTAGCCAAGCATCGCCCACGCTATGAAAATCAGATGGGTGAAGCGTTGCTCTCGCGTCTCTGGTTCCCGGTGACATGGAGGCGTGAAGGATGGCAGATGTGGTTGCACTTTCTTGAGACATTTGGTGATCCAATCATTATTGGTCAGGTTCCAAACTATAAAGAGTTTATCACAGCGATGCAGAAGCAGGGTGTGCGCTCTGCGGTGGCATGGCAATCGGTGTCCTCTGAAGACCGTGTGACCACCATCAATGCGAGCACTCCGGGTGAATTTGCATCACTGGAAGGTGCGATTACCAAACGCATTCAGAAGTTGATCCTTGGGCAGACCATGACCTCTGATGTTGGGCAATCGGGTAGTTATGCCGTAGCCGCTGTCCACAATCAGGTACGCAAAGAGAAGGTCGCTTCTGACATCCGTTTTGAGACGCGACTGATGCAGGGAGTGGTAGATCGTCTCTGTGCTTTGAATGGGTTTGAGAGGCATCGGTTCATTCTTGCCGATGCGAATGGACTGGAGACGGCGCGGGCGGCTCGTGATGCAGTGATGATGCCGGTACTGACTGCCTGTGGATTGAAGATCGCCAAATCCTACTTCACGGATGTCTATGATTACAGGGAAGATGATTTGGAAGAAGTTGAGGATGCGGCAGACGCCAGTGAACCCGGAGATACCACTGAAGATGCAGGAGGGATGGAGCCAGTCGAGCAGGTGAAAGACCCAACGACCGTGATTCAGCCCACCAGAGGTAAGTCCATCACGGATAGCAAGCCGATTGGGCAGTTGGATTGAATCATTGCGACGTGGAGTAGCAGTGCTCGTCAAGTACATCAACTTGAAGGCGATGGTGCAAATCCATCCGTCGCTACCACACAGGAGTCATTGAGATGGCGCTAAGACTTGATCTCATCGCTGAAGGGAATGGGCTAAAAAACATCGAGGCTGAGTTGCAGACCATCCGCAAGCGACTCGATAACGTCAAGCCGTTGTTGTCTGCCATTTCCACCATCTACTATCAGAGCACGATGGAAAGATTCCGCTCACATACCGATCCACAGGGGCGGTCGTGGAAGCATTTGAAGCCACGCACCATCGCCGACAAGCGACGACTTCCGTCTGTCGAGTCTCCATACTTTCAGTTGATTCGTACTGGAAATATGCGTTCTGCAATCAGAGTGCGTCATGTGGATGCAAAGACCATTAGTATCGGACTGAGAACTGCGGATATTCCTTATGCCGCCCATCATCAGTATGGTGCGCCGAAGGCCAATATTCCACAACGCAAGTTCCTTGGAGTGACTAAAGCGGCAAATACTCAAGTCAGAAGATTGATGGAAAAATTTGTTCAGGGACAAAACTTGAGTGCTTAAATGTTACATGATAAATAACCATGTTTAATTAAAAAGTAGTTGACTTAAATCGAATCTTGTGATAAAGTGAGGCATAGTATGGATGTTTTGGAAGTGTTTGCAAGTCATTTAATGAAACAAGGGGTTTCTTCAGAATTAGTTGCACAAGTTACAGGACGGGTGCGGCAAGAATTGGGTGGGCAGCAGCATTATGTTCGCGGTCAGGATTATCCATCCAGAGATGCCAGCATCAGGGATGAGTATCGCAAGTGCCATTCATTTAGTCGAGTGGCAGTAAAGTTCGGATTGTCGGAGCGAAGAGTGAGAGAGATTGTTGGGTGATCTACGAAGCCATCCAGAAGATTGAGAAAGCAGGATTTACTCTCAAGGAATGTGGTGGCTTATTATCTGTAGAACCGTCCTCTCAACTGAATGAGATTCAGCATCAATGGATTGATAAACACAAGGATGCGATTGTGAGACAACTGCAAGCCCTTAAAGTGGATGATCATCTTCCTTTGCTCATTCATACCTTTCAAGCCGATGTCATAAAAATTAGAATCACACATTGAGGAATAAATGTCAGAACATAAGGCGTGGGGATTAGACGATGAAATCCGTTATCTAAGACGCATTGGCCAGCATTCCGATCATACTAAAGATATGACGCGATCTGAGATACTCAAGAATTATCTACACGCCCAGTTGCGTAGAACACGATGGGATAATCTGGATCG